CTGTGCGCCGTACTGGAGCTGTTATGCGCCGATACCGCGCTTGCCGCCGTCCCCGTCGGGTCTGCGCCCGCCTGTGCCGCCGTCACCCGATGCGGGTTGTCCGTGTTGCCGGTGTGTGCGCCGAGGCTCGTTGCGTTGGCTTTCTTGTCCAGCTCCGTCTTCACGCCGCCGCTGGTCACGGGGTTCGTGCTGTTCGCCGTCGGGGCTGTGTCGAAGGTCAGCTTGTCCTGCTTGCCGTTCCACTTGGTGCGCTCCGCCGCTGTGATGTGCGCCGTGGTGTCGCCCTCGTGGCCGTCCAGATTGCTCTGCACCGCCGCCGCAGCGCCGGAGGCATCCGCCCCCACCATCTCCGCCGTGTAGTCGCCCTTCTGCGGCTTCACGATGCCGCCGCGCCCGTTGAAGCTGGTCACGCCGCCGCCCGCAATGGCCTGTGCGCTCTCGCACCAGTATTTGGCGTTGTTGCTGTCCTCGCCCTCGCGGGTGCCGGTGCCGCCCACCGCCCAGCTTTCGGCGGTCTTGCTGTTGGCTGCCACCTGTGTGGCGCTCTGCGCCGCCGCTGCGGCGCTTTCCTCCGCGTCTGCGGCAGCGCCCGCCGCCTTCACTTGTGCGCTCTGTGCCTTGCTCTGTGCGCTCACCGCGCCCGTCTTGGCGGTTTCCGCTGCGGTCTTGGCGCTCGTCGCCGTGCTTGCTGCCGTCTCCGCCGCCGTCTGTGCATCCTCTGCCGCGCTCTGCGCGTTTTCCGCCTTGCTGGCAGAGGTTGCCGCCGCCGTCTTGCTGCTCGCCGCTGCAGTCTCGCTGGCCTTGGCGTTCGTCTCAGCAGTCTGTGCTGCGGTCTTGGCGCTCGTTGCCGTGCTGGCCGCTGTCTCTGCCGCCGCCTTGGCGCTTCGCGCGTCTGTCGCGCTCTGTGCTGCCGCTGTGGCGTTGGTGCCGCTGGTGGAGGCGTAGCCCTTGGCGCTGCTCTCCGCCGTCTGTGCTTCTCCCGCCGCGTCCGTGGCTGTCTTGGCGCTTGCTGCCGCCGCTGCGGCTTTCTCCGTTGCGGTGTCTGCGCCGCTCTTGGCTGCGGCTGTGTCTGCGCCGGTGGTCTGTGCTGCGGTCTCCGCCGCACTCTGCGCCGCCTCCGCCGCGGTCTTGGCGTTCTGTGCCGCCGCCAGCGTCTGGCTCACCACATCGCCCTGCAGCTCGCTCAGGCTCAGCAGCTCCTGCCACTGTGTGTCGCTTTCGTACTTCCACTGCAGCTGCTGCGCGGTTTCGTCATAGCGGATGACGATAGGCTCGCCGCCGTCACCCTTCAGGCTCTTCAGCCATTCCTCCTCCGTCCCCTGAAAGCCGTGCTTCACGGCGATGCCGTAGGCGGTGATGTAATACCCGCGCCACTCGGTTCCGATCTTCGTGTTTCCGTACCCGCTCATACATATACCTCCTCGTGGGTATCTGCCGGACGGTAGTTGAGGGCAAACCAGCGCATGAACTCGCCGAAGAAGCTGTTGAACATCTGCATCGTGTTCTGGTACTTGTTGTACTCGCCGTTGGCGAAGTCGATCATGGCCGTCAGGTATGCCCAGTAGATTTTGTCGTGCGGCGGCTGCGCCAGCAGTTCCTTGTCCTTGTCCGCGTCGTACTGGTAGGTGATGATCTCCTCGCTCGCCCACAGTAAGACCTCGGTCTGCACCAGCCCTTCACACTCGTTCAGCCACTTTGTCTTCGCCTCGTTTGAGAAGGCGTTGGGCTTGATCTCGTCTACATAGTCGATGACGCTCTTCAGTGTCGCCATTATCCGTCCCCCT